TGAGTCAGCTGCTAGTTTATCTGTAGTTACATTAGCATCTGTTATCTTAGCTGTAGTTACAGCATTAGAAGCTAAATTAGAAGCTTCAACTGTAGTACCAGCTATCTTTGCTCCTGTAACTTGAGCATCAGCTATATGTGCTGTGTCTATAGATGCATCAGTGTAGTGTTCTGAATCTATAGCATCGTCAGCTATTTTAGCTCCAGTTATAGCATCTGCAGCTATTTCAGATGTAGCTATAGTACCACTTGAAGCAGAAGTTATTCTACCTTGAGCATCTACAGTTATATCTGTTGCAGTATAAGACCCTGCAGTTACAGCTGTATTTGCTAATTTATCTGCTGTTACTTGATCATCAGCGATGTGAGCAGTATCAATAGAGCCATCAGTATAATGTTCTGAATCTATAGCATCATCTGCTATCTTAGCACCTGTTATAGCGTCTGCAGCTATCTTACCTGTAGTAACATTTAAGTCAGCTATATGAGCTGTGTCTATACTACCATCTGTGTAATGCTCAGAGTCGATAGCATCGTCAGCTATCTTTGCTCCTGTTATTGCATCAGCTGCTATCTTAGCTGTAGTAACATTTAAGTCAGCTATATGTGCTGTATCTATACTACCGTCTGTATAGTGCTCAGAATCAATAGCATTATCTGCTATCTTAGCACCTGTTATAGCGTCTGCATTTATTTTAGCAGTCGTTACAGCACTATCAGCTATATCAGCTGTTGCTATAGTACCATCTGTTATCTTAGCACTGGTTATAACACCATCTTTTATATCAGCTGCTGTTATTGTTTGAGTCTTCTCTTCATCAATTGCATAGAGAAGTTGTGTTTGGTTATTATTTAAGTCCCCTGCTTTAACGGATGAACCAGCTGCATAGGTAGCTTTAGCACTATCTACATCTGTATCACGATAAATACGGATTGCAGATGGACTAGTTGGTATATTTCCAGAGGTAAATACTACATTACCACCACCTGTAGTAGTGTAGCTTGTTATATTATAATGTGTAGAAGTAGTTTTAATAACATTATCTACCTCTACTTTTATATCGGATTCCTGGTATGATGGAAACGAAAAAGCTTTAGTCGCATTCCCATCCCCAGTATAGTCTACGAAGGTTGTTGCCATAATTATTTAGGTATTGCGAGGATGTTCACAGTTTCTTGAGTCTTTCTCATTCTCCGTTTCTTCACTTCTAATTGTCTAGATCTGAGTTCTTGGATACGAGGATCAGACATGATTCTAGCCCAAGCAGTTTTACGTGCTTGTTGGAAGACCTGATCAATCTTCATATTATGATAGTAATCACTAGCTTCATATTCGCCACGTTTACCAGCATTTATATCATCATACATTCTTTGTAATGATGCTTGTGCTTTAGGATCTTGTGCTATCTTTTCTAGTTTACGTTCTAAGTTTGTTTCACCTATAGCTTTCTGGAACATAGATCTTATACGTGGATTGTCTGATAAGTTATCACCCATAGGTGAGAAGTATGTAGACATACGAACATCATATCCACTATTAAATAAGAATTGTCTTCCTTCACTATAATCTAGATTTAATGAAATAGGACTGAACATATTAAATGCTCTAGTCATAAAGTCATAGTCTTTAATAGGTTTACCATTTAGTAAATCATACTTAGTAGGTAAATCATCACCAGGCAAATATTCAGATGTAAGGTTTCTATTACGGATAGAATCTCCAATACCAGAACCTAATTCTTTCATATGTGGGTTAATTAATTTACCTATCTCATTTCTTAGTCCAGCTAGAGGTATCTGGTTATTCATTATACCAGCAAGTATTCTATTTTGTTGTCCAGGCTTACCTGCGACAAGATCTACTAGTTGTTGTAGTCCACCAAAATAAGATTTACTTGTAATACCTTGAGCAACGACAAGAGATATTTTCATTAGTTGGTTTTCAGTCCACTCTTCACCCATCAACATACTAGCATCACCAACATCAGCTACGATAGACATAATCTGGTTGAACGGTTCTATTGATTCATAACCTATCCAGACTCCTCCCATCTTGAACTGTCTTGGTCTATAACCAGCATCTATCCATGCTTGTCTCTTTTGTCTATCAACAGGACCATTTCCTGTAATATTACCAGACATCCAAGCCCATGATACCATACTGATTAAAGCTGTACCCATACCTAAACGACCAGTCTGCAATGCCTTAGCATTAGCTAGCTCTACAGCATTAGTAATACCGTATTGAGCAACTTCATCTAGATTATTAGGTGTAGCTCTAGCTATATCATTAAATTCTTTAACTAAGAAATTGAAACCAGGTGTATGTTTAGCACTTAAATTAAGACCACTTACACCAGTACGTGCGAATAGGAAGAATGGTTTAGCCCATGGATTAGCAGCAAAGACATCATTTAAGCCTTTAGCAAATCCAGTCATTTCAGTAGTTAAGGTAACTTCTTTACGAGCAAACTTAACTGCTTCATCTCTTACAACACCATCAGCATCCCAAATTTGATCATAGAAATCTTGTTCATAAGCTTGCATAAGTTCTCTATTAATTTCAGGAAGTCTTCCACCATTAGATTGGACTTCCATAACCTTACGCATAGCTTTTTCCCTTGCTTTAGCTCTACCTAATATATACCCAAAGGCATCATCAGTAGCAGCCATTACTTTAGGAGACCATGTTAAGAAGCTATTGTTGTTGAAGTTTCTAGCCATATTAGCCATAGCAAATACAGCTCTATCACCAGCTGTAGCTCTACCGCTTTCTTCTGCCCATCTTCTTAGTATTTCCCAATTATCATCATCTCTTGTAAACTCAGTATAACGTGATTTAATAGTCGATATATCACCACTCCAGTAAGAGTTTAATCTTTCTTTAAATAAAGTAAATGATTCAGGAATAGCTTCCATCATAGCATTCATTGAAGCAAGACCAGCACGTATTGTAGCTGTATCTTTCTCCCATGGATACCTCATTGCAGCACCTAAAGTTGTAGCCATAGGTCTCATAAAGGTAGCTGATGCAGTACCCATCACAGCTCTAGCTGGTGTTTTAGGACCACTCAATATACTATTAGAGAACATATTACCTAACTGAGTTAATAGAGCACCAGTTCGTTTAGGACCACCTTGATATAAGGATCCTCCTCTTAACATAGCTTTAGCCCATTTATCCCAATCGTCTAGGTTTTGTACAGTCTTCATTCCTGACCAAACTTCAAATAAGGCATTTAATAACTTAGGATCAGCGTCGTCTTTGGCTATCTTTAAGATGGTCATCATTGCATCTTTAGTATCAGCCATTTCCTTTTCTAATGTCTGTTTTAAATACTGCCTTTTTTTACCAGCTCCAATCTGTCTGAAGTTATCTGATTTAATAATCCTAGCTTTACGGACTTCATTTAAGGCTACTAGCATAGTGTCTACGATCTGTGCAGCGGGTCCATCAATGTCCCCTAGATCTACCATGTTAGCTAATTCTCTACCTGCTATACCTCTATCTCTAATCTCATGTAATAATGAACCTACTACTAGATCCATTGCTACTATATTCTTACTTGTTAATGTTTCTATACTATCTATAAGTTCACCATCTGCGTTAGTTATTGAATAACTATCTTTATATCTAAGTAATTCTTCAAGATATTCTTCAGGTAGCATTTCTGATGCTTCTCTACCTTGTGTTATACGTTGGTGAGCCATGATAACATCACCGTAAGCTTCAGCTACAGTTTGTCTACCAGCAGCTAGATCTTCTTTAATTCTTCTAAATCTATCAGAACTAACTAGTTTTCTTAAATATGTTTCTGCTAAAGAGTTATCTATAACAGCAGTTCTAGCTGCATTCTCTATCTGAACAGGAGTTAATGAACTAGGTACAGAGCCTTCTTCAGCTCCCCATTCATTCCTCGTTCTAGCCATAGTTTCTAATGGATCATCTACTTCAGACATTCTAGCACCTTGAGTAGGTTCAGCTGTAGGTCTGTTTTTAGCAGCTCTCCATGCTTCATCATTAGTTTCAACTGCTTGTCTTACTTCAGATAATGCTTTCTCTGTATCTTGTTTTGATATATTACCATTTCGTTTTTCAATTTGACTAACTACTTTACGAGAGCCTTTGCCCATTAAATAAAGCATTCCATCAAATGCAACGCCAATACCCATACCTTCTAGTATGTTCTTGACTTTCATTACTACAGGGTGGTCAGTATCTTTAGTTGTTAATGGAGTATCAAATTGTGGGAATCGTTTGTTTAGTGCTCCTAATGCGTTATGTCCGTCAGACTCCTTAGAGACCAAATCGGACGCTCCACCTATTAAAGCAGCCTTACCTACTTGTGTAGCAGCCATACCAGTAAGTGTTATACCAGTTCTAGCTAAGAAGTATTTACCTGCAGGTATGATAGCAGCAGCCATCGTACCGAAGTGAACTGTACCTCTAAGTAGTTTACCCCACCATGTTTTTGTTTCTATTGGATCATCATAATCTACAAATGGGTCCCATTCTGGTCTATAAAAACCTTTCTCTTTACGTTCTTTAGCTATCTCTCCAGTGAGAGCATCTATAGTACGTTCAGGAAAAGTAGTTAAAGAAGAGGCGGTATCTTGGATACCACCTGATAGAATTGATTGACCTTCTTTTGCAAATGCTGCGACACCCCATTTTTCTTTCTCTCTAGGATCAGCGAGTTCAGCCGTAGCCTTCTCTTCAGTAACTGCTTCTTGTTGTACAGCTTCCTCCCTAGCCTGATTTTGTTCATCTAATCTCTGTAAAAATTCACCTGTTGCATTTGCAGCAGCATCAATTTCATCAGAAGTATATAGATTTTCGGGATCTATTGGCATTTTAATTTACTTGTTCTGGTTCTGATAACAACAGTCCTACTAAATATTTAGCAGACTCTGCTGATAACGTATCTAACTGTAACCAACGAGGTAAGTCTTGTTCTATTATCTCATTGAATCTGTCTTGATCTTCTGGTGGTAAATTAACTAATCTATTATAATCATAGAGTGTTGTAAACCTTTGATTACGTTGAGCAGTTGATCTTAGTTTATGTAAGAAGAATGCTTTCTGAGTATCTTCAGTCCAAGTTGCATTAAGATTAGTACCATTATCAGCTAGTATTTGCATATATTCCCTTGGGTCTAAATTGTAAATACCGACATTAGTCCAACCTTCTTGAATAAGACTTAAGATGTCAGAGTGAGTTATTTGATCTATAGGTAATCCTACAACATCTTCTATATTATGATACTCTCCTTTTTCATCTCTAATAGCTGTATAACCACCATTAGCATCAGCTATAGGTGAAACAGCTGCTTCTAACATCCAGTCTATATCATCATTTTCTAATGCTACTCTATATGTATGAGAAGCTCTAGGTTTAATTAATAGCTTTTGATGTCTTGGATTTAGATTCTTTTCTTCTGGTATTTCTATCTGACCTTCTTTAAGTCGGCCTGTTTGTTGTAGTCTGTTAAGCATTAAACGTTCTGGATGAATACCTACTTGTCTAGCTATACTACGATAGTAAGCAGGTATATCTACCTGTCTACCTTTACGGCTTAACTCAAAGTATCTACCAGCTTCTTTAAGATGTGGTTCTTCACCAACCCATGGATCTGTACTATTAACAAGATTTCTATCCTTACCAATAGCTCTAACCATATTATTTATTTCAGTAGCTGGTCCTGGGTTAAATTCAGATTCACTTCTAGTATCCCATTGATAGACACCAGGAGTTACTTCTTTATATAACCCATCTCGAACAGCTTTCATTGCTTCTTTATGAGCATCTGCATCTGAACCATTATTTTCTCTAACACCCCTATATACAGCATCATATTCTTCTATAGCCTGTTCATAATTAGATACCCATTTAGGAGTCTTAGCTTTATTTATATCAGATTCTAATGTACGTGCTGTAACTTCAGCTTTAACAGCATTATCTCTTCTAGTTCTACCAGCTGTATCTAAGCCATTACCAGTTGTAACTATTTGATGCCATTTCTTACGAAGTTCTGGATCAGTAAATCCACGTATATCTCCAGGGAAGATTTGTTGGTTTAGTACATAATGTCTCCATTCTAAATTCTGATCTAATTCTTGGTCGTCATGCATACCCTCATAGGGTAAGTTTTTAATAAGATCAGGTAGTTCTTCAGGATTTCTTATACCAAACTCCTTCATGAAGTTTAGTTGAATAGTTTGTACAGCTTGGAAAGTTATAGGTGCATCTTCTTTATCAAAGTCTGAAAGGATTTCTTTAGCACGGGCTTTCATAGCACCATCTCTCATATCCTTATCTTCTGTAGCTTCTTCACGTTCAGCTTTAGCAAGTGCTGTAAGTAATCTCCTTGAATCTTTTTTCCAATAATCTCTAGCTGTTACAATATGTGGCTTTTCTGGAGTACTATCATGTGCATGGAACTCATGATCTAAGACACTTTCTATTTCTCTTCTCTGTAACTCGCCTACTTCTACTCCACGTACTAATGTATCAAATGCTTCTTTTCTAGCTAATGCATAAGAGTTACCATTGAATCCTTTATAAGTTTGTATATAGGTAACTAAGTAACTAGGGTCTCGCTTAATTTGTATTTTAAGCTCTTTCATTCTAGTACTTAGCTGGTGTTCAGCTAGAGCTTTACCATCATCTTCAAGAGCTTTCTTTACTCTATAATTATCTTTCTCAATTAATTTATTAATGAAAGACTGTTTATATAAACCAAGTCTACCACCAACTATATCTTGATGACTATGTGCATACCATGCATCAATCATATCACTGATATATCTACGCTCTTCTGGTCCTACAGCTTCATCATATGTTTTATATATAGGTTTACCATCTGCAGTATACTGACCAGGAACATGTATCTTCATACCTGCTTCAGCTTGTGGCCTATAGGAATGTTCCCAATGTACAAGTAATGAATCTACATCGCTATATATTTCTGTCTCTCGCTCGTAAGCACCTCCAGGGCCACGAATTAGTTCGTTAGCATCATAAGGAAGTTCATCTCTCATTTCAGAACCTACTTGCATAGCTTCTGCTTTGAGCAGTTTTCTATCGTCAGCTACTTTTAATTCATTTTGTACTTCTTTATCAAAGTCACCTTTAAATGGATATCTAGCCCAAGAGTCTCCACCATAGATATTTTCAAATTCGTCTTGCTGATCTCTTAATCTATTAGCGTATTTATAATATTTATCCCATGACTTATAAAAATCTTTTAACTTATCGGTACTTTCAACACCTGTTTTTAAAAGTTTAACTAATTGTGCTGGTCTTTTTTGAGCCTTTTCATTTTCATGATTATAGATCCTAATGAGTTGGTTAGCATGTTCATCATTCCATTTCTGTGTTTGATCTATATTTTCATTTACAGACTTAACCATATCTGGTTCTTCTTGTCTGTAGTTATACCCCATCTGTGAGGTTGGTGAGTAAGAAGGAAGTGTATCCAACTTACTCATCAATGCAATATTAGAGTCTGTCATTAGCTTGTCGCTCCTGGTTTAGGGGC